TCTCAAAGCCGCCGCCCCTGAACTATTCGGGAAGATCACGCCGCCTGGGAATGCCGGGAATGGCGCGGGAGGCGCACCGCCTAAGAATAGCGATATGAACGCTGCGATTTTACGAGCTGCCCGTGGAGGGTGACGGTATAAAGCACCGTTCATAAAGGAGTTTTAGCAATGCCTTACAACAGTATCATCTCACGAGCTGATAGCGCCAGCCTTGTACCGGCTGAAATCAGCAACGAAATCCTTGACAGCGTTGCAACGATGAACCCTGTCTTGCAACTGGCACGCCGCTTGCCGAATCTCTCGACTAGCCAGCGCCGCCTGCCGATTATGTCTGCCCTGGCTACCGCCTATTTTGTGACGGGCGACACGGGGCTGAAACAGACCAGTGAAGTCAACTGGGCCAACCGTTTCATCGACGCCGAGGAATTGGCCGTGATTGTGCCTATCTCCCAGGCTGTCCTTGACGACGTGGCGGGTGGTAGCTTCGACATCTGGAGCCAGGTTCGCCCCGAAATGGAACGGGCAATCTCCATCGCCGTGACGGGTGCGGTGCTTTACGGCACGAACATCCCCGCCACCTGGACGGTCAACCTGAACGGCGCGGCTGGCTTAATCGCTGGCTCAACCGCCGCAGCCCAGACCATCCACGAAGCCGCCTACGCTGATCTTTACGAAGCCTTGCTCGGACAAACCGGCGCGGCTGTCAACGGTCAATTTATGATGGTGGAAGCGCAAGGCTTCCCCGTGACCGGCTCCATCGCTCACCCTGGCTTGCGCGGCTTGCTCCGCAATACCCGATCCATGACGGGAGAGCTGATCTTCAAAACCAACATGCAAGACCCAACCCGCTACGAGCTGGACGGGACGCCGATCTACTTCCCGACCGATGGTACGCTGGCCCTGGCGACCTGCGCTTCTATCGCCGGCGATTGGTCGCAATTGGTTTATGCCATGCGCCAGGACATCACCTGGACGCTGGCGACCGAAGGCGTTATTCAGGACGCAACCGGGGCGATTGTCTATAACCTGTTCCAACAGGATATGGTTGCTCTGCGCGCTGTGATCCGCCTGGGCGTTGCCCTACCCAACCCACCCAACCGCATGAACATTGGCGCGGCTGTCGCAGCCCGCTTCCCGTTCTCGGTGTTGGAAGTCCCGTAAGATCGGGATACCTCTTGAGCCAATAATAGGACAAGGAGAATACTATGTCACTCTTTCCACCTTCTGTAGAATACGCTATCTCGGACGTGCCGCGCGGCAAAGACAGCCAGATTTATGTGGTTGACGCCGTGCATGGCAACGATGCCAACCCAGGCACGAAATGGCAACAGCCCCTTCTGACTATCGAAGCGGCCTATGCCAAAACCGTAACCCTACACAACGACGTGGTGCTACTGGTTGGCAATGGCACGAGTTACGCCACTGCCGCCGCCGTAGCCTGGGCCAACGACTTCACTCACCTGATCGGCCTGAACTCTGGCGGACCTGAACCACGCTCGCGCATCAAATGCCCGGCTGCCCTGGCTACCACCCCGTTTGTTACCTGGTCTGCGGATGGCTGCGTTGTCAAGAATATCAGTTTTTGGCACACGACCAGCAACGCCGCCGGGTTGGTCAATGTCCTGGTGTCTGGCTCCCGTAATACCTTTGACGGGGTGCAGTTTGCCGGGGGTGGTGGTGCGAACGCCGTAACTGGCGCACGCCACCTCCAGGTTGGCTCGGCAGGTGAAGGATCGGGCAATACCTTCAAGAACTGCATTGTCGGCCTGGATACCATCGGCTCTGTCAACGGTATGGCCGGGTTGGAGTTTGTTAGTGGCGCGATGCACACCACCTTTGACGACTGCCTGTTTATCACCTCCACCAATGGCACGACATACGTTCATGTGGCCGTGGCCGCTGCTGCTGGTATTGGGCGACTTAACTTGTTCCGCCGATGCCTGTTTATCAATGAGGGCGGCGGCGTACAGGCCGAAGTATTCTTGATGGGAGCGGCAATCCCCGTAGCGAGTAATATATATTTAGTCGATTGCTGGGAGTACGGAGCCACCGAATGGGACACCAACAACCGTGGATTAATGACAAATGTCACGATTGCTGCCAATACCACCGGCGTTGCAACGGGCAATATCATGAAAGTGTGCAGCTAAGGAGCGTCTATTATGACTGTAGCTATCTCAACTGATGACGCAAAAACTGGCTGGTTGAAAATCCGCCTTTTGGGGACTGCCACGGTCGCCGGATTACTGGGCCAGGTGGCTAACCCCGAAGGTGTGCTACTGCACATCTGCCGGGCGTTCCTGTATATCACTACCCCATCTTTAGCCGCAGCCGTTCCGCTGGTCGGGATCGGGGCGACCGGGGTGAGTGACAATACCATCCTGGCGACCCTGGCGACCAACCAGGCAGCAGGAACGGTCTGGAACGTGGTCGGGATGGATCGGGCAAGCGAAGCCGCTGCTACTACCCCGTGGGGTGTTCTGTGGCCCGCCGCATCTTTCCTGACCGTAACCAACAGCGTGGCGGCAAGTACCGGGCTGGTGGCTGATCTTTATATTCGATACATCCGTCTAGCCTAAGGAGGCTAACCATGACTGTAGCAATCGCAACTGATAATGCCCAGGCTGGATGGCTAAAAATCCATCTTTTGGGCGATGCAACCGCCGGGGCGCACGTTTACGGGTCGATCCTGAACCCTGAGGGCGTGCTGCTCCATATCTACGAGGCTTATTTCTACAAGTCCGTAGCCAGCGCCGCCGCTTCCACTCTGGACATCGGCGTGAATGCGACCATTGACACCCAGGATACGGATATGTGTTCCGCCCTGGCTACCAATGGTGCGCTGGGAGTTTACAAGATCATCGGCACAGACCTGGCAAGCGAAGGTGCGGCTACCACGCCGCGCGGCGTGCTTTGGGCGGCTGGGTCTTACATCACGTTCTGGGAGCAGGCAGGACAGGCTTCAACCCTCCTGGTTGGCGACCTTTACGTACATTACATCCGCCTTGCGTAAAAGGGGTTTACTGGTATGACGACATTAGTGACGGCGGCTCAGATTGCCCAGGTGCGCAGGATGGTGGCGGAACCCCTCGCCGCAACCTACACCGACGCGCTTATCGTGGGGTTTATCGAGAAATACCCCTTGCTCGATACATTAGGTGAGGAGCCATTCTTGTGGATAGCGGGGGTCCCTCCTACTTCCACTATTAATACAGAATGGATTCCAACCTACGATCTGAACGCCGCCGCCGCTGATATTTGGGACGAAAAGGCGACGACCGTCGCGGCCAACTACGACTTTTCGGCAGACGGCGGCACGTACAACCGCAAACAGCAATTCGATATGTACTCCCAACAAGGGAGACATTACCGCTCCCGGCGTGTAATACGAACCATCCGCATGGTGCAATCGCCTGAGGAGCCGGGAGCCGATGCAATCGCTATCGTGAATGTCAATAACCCTTACGAGTAATGACACATGTTTACCGCATCTGAACTCGCCGGATTTCGCACCGCTCAAGACCTGCACATGCTGGATACCTATATCCCGCAGGTCTATTCGGAGACGAAAAATTCGTTTGGCGAGATGATCGCCACCTACACCGACGGCACGGCGGGCATTTGCGGGCTGGATATGCGGCAAGGGATTGAACGCTATGGACCGGATAAGACCGTGCTGGAATACGATGCGACGGTTAGACTGCCTATCGCAACCACGCCAGACGCGCGGAACAGGATCAAAGTCACCAAACGGTTCGGGGAGACGTTAGCCACGGCGCTGGTATTCGAGATCGTTGGACCCATCCAGCGCGGGCCGTCCGGTATCCGGCTGATGCTGAAACGGGTAGAGACATGAGCAACTCAGTCACCGTCAGGGTCATCAAGCTGGAGGATCATTTCTCGGCTGTGATAGGGCAGGTTAGCGGAGAAACTCTGGTAAAGGCTGCCCAGGCTGGCGGACACGTAGTCGAGGCTTACGCCAAGATCAACGTTAACTCAGTCTTTAGCTCGAAGTCTACCGGCGGCGCCGGATTGGGTGGCTCCATTCAGGTCGTGATGGCAAAGGCCGACTCGAACAGCGCCGAGGTGGACGTGGGGCCGACCGTGATTTATGGGCGCATCCAGGAATTAGGCGGGATCATAAAGCCCGTACACGCCAAGATGTTGAGCTGGGTGAATGAAGCCGGCGAGCGCATCTTTGCTAACCTGGTGCATATTCCACCCAGGCCATATCTGCGCCCTGCCCTGGACGAACACATGGAAGAAGTAACACAGGCGATGGGATACCAACTTAAAAAAGGTATTGAGAGCGTAACGTAAAACCGAATAAGCTAGCCAGGCACTAAAGATTTGCGAGTAAAGAGTAAAGAGTAAAAGTATGGCTACTTTGACCATCGAAGAAGGACTGGAATATTACCTGACCCATTATGCGGGTCTGACCGCTTTAATCTCTACTCGCACGTATCTCAACCGCATACCGCAGAAAGCCACAATCCCCTGCCTGACCTTCCAGCGCATCTCTACGCCGCGGGTACTCTCTCACGATATGTCGGGCATTACCGGCACGGCTTACCCCCGTTTCCAATTCGACGCCTGGGCTATTTCTTATACCGAAGCCAAAGCCATCAACGACCAGGTGCGGGCGGCCCTGAATGGTTACGTTGGCACGATCACCAGCGGGGCGGATAGCGTTGTCATGCAAGCTGCGTTGGTAAACGATGAAAGATATAACCCGGACCTGGACGCCGGTTTACATCGCCTTTCAAGTGACTATATTATCTGGCATACGGAATACGCCCCGGTCGTGGTTGTCCTTGATATTCTGCGGGATGTATTCTCTACCGATCGGGCGGTAGGAGCGGTCAACGGAACGCTATCAGAACCGGGGCACGGCAAGCGGGCCGTGACGGACGCGGAAAGTGTTATCAAGACCCTGGCGGGCAGGCTGCGCGGCGGTGGACAGCCTACTTCGCCGGTGTGGGGTGAGGGTAAGACTGTTTGGACTGACGATGCTGGAGCAGGCTTCACGCGTGCGACCGGGCGCACCCTGGCAGCGCTGATTGTTCCTGAGGATATGATTACCACCTGCGGCCTGGCGTTCGGCTGGGATATTGCGACCACCACCACGGACCCGCGCATTGTGGGGCATGGCTGGCTGGCGCATGAAACTGGCTTGTTGGAAGTCATTAATCCTGGCGTGACTACGGTACTCGAAGGCAACCAGCGCAACATAAACCCCATTCAATATCTGGTGATGATTGCCTTAAATGACGTAGGGGCATACACGCTGATAAGTTCCCTGGCTGCCTACACGGGCATCGGTTCCACCGATCCAATGGGCATCCCGGCCTATCCATCCGCGCGCCTATTATGGTCTGATTACGGCGGGGCGGCGGCAACATTATATCCCTATGTGTCATATTATCAATCACTAGGCTACCCGGACGGCAATTCGATTGAGGATGTGCG